CCAGTCTATAGTTGTATCTAATCCCTCCAGTTCTTCCTCTTCGGTTTCGAACATATTCTTTTTTGTTATCTTAGAAGCTGGCACTCTGTAAGCCAATTCTGTTTTTGGCCTATCCATACCGTCTTGTATAGGCTTGAAAAAAAAGGGATAATTATTAGAAATAGGAACTACTTTGTCAGTAAACATTTTTTTTGCATCTGATCCAGTTTTAGACAATATGCCAATTCTTGCATCCTTACTGATTGTAGCCGTGTTAACAGCCTCGCAAGATCCCATAAAAGAAAATCCTGAACGTCTAATTTTTAAATAACACATTCCGAAACTTCTTTTATCTGACTTACAAGCCTCCCAATATATATAAAATATTCTATTAGCCTCTCTAAACTCTGGCTTTCCTATATCTATTTTTGTCCATTGCAAGTACATATAGTGAGTCCCTGTGATGTATGTAGGAGATCCGTTGTTGTAAAACCAAAAGCCTTCGTCTCTTCTATCAAACTCACACTCTATGTAATTGACCCATTCATTTTTAAATTGAGTTGACATTTCATGCCATTGAAATATAGAATTTATTCTTGCCAATGATTTAGGATACTCAAAGGGTAGCCAGTGCTGATCACTTGTTTTTTTTGAATTTTTATGTATTGATTTGGGGGGTTTGGGAAGACCAATTAAAAGACCGTTTATATTATAAATTTCACCTATAGTTCCGTCTTTGCTAATTACAACTAAATCGTGCTTTGGATTGTATCCATATTGCCAGGATTTATTTTGATTCATCTTAAGCATAGACTGCTTAGATACATGATTCTCAACTACCGTGTAAAGTCTATTTTGATTTTCTTTCTGCAAATCCTTGTCTTGATTTTTCCTCTTCTTTTTCTACTCCGTTCAGTAAATCTTTTTCTAATTCAATTCTGGTTAATATTTCAAACGCATCAAATATAGCTAGCTTTTTTGTAGCTGCAGCATTTTTTAATCTGTCTGCCGCTAACTCATCATCCTTGTCGTACTTAATTATATCTTCTTTAGCAACCTTAATTAACTGGGCTACAGCTTCTCTACCTGCGCTTATTATATCTAGCTTTAAATCTTCAGATGACTTCATAATACCATTGTTATGTTATTCCAGAACATTCTGTAAAGTTTTTCTCCATTTATATAAAATGGATATTCGCATTCTGGCTCAAACACCACTTCATCATTTTCTTTAACACCAAGTTTTGTTAATATAGGGTTAGTGTATTTTACAATACCCACCAATGGTTCTTCCTCTACAGGCTTCATAATTATGGATTCTCGAACTGAAACAGGTTTTATAAAACAATATTTTGAGTGAGTTTTCCACACCTCATTCTTGCAATACATATAAAACTGATCATAGTCAATAAAAAACAAATCTTCTTTAAAAAAACTTCTACCGCTTTTTTCTCTGCCTTTCATGTCATAATATATTTTAAATACATTATGATGAACTAGCAAAATATCCCCTTTGGATATTTCTCCTTTGTAATTTATTGGAGGACTAACGACTTCTGCAAATCTATTTGTAGCGGTGTAATCTTCTTGAGACACGCTGGTGTAAAAATCAATTCCACCTATTTTTTTTATATTATCATACCTTCTGCCCTTCAAAGGTTTTACAATAAAATAATGTGGGGATTTCATCAAAAATTAATATTATATTCTATAGATATAGGCATGTTAGAATTAAACTCCTTCCATAATAATATTTCATTTTGCCTTTCTATCCATATTTTTATTGAATCATTTCTGCTTTCGTATTGAATTAAATGAATAGTATACGAACCGCCTAATATTGATTGACCCACAAGGTAGTGCATAGCGCTAGACTTATAGTCCGAGCCTATTGAAATCTTCCTAATATCCATTTTGATTAGAAGCTTGAACCGACAGTTAACACCCTGTAGTATACATTCACATACAATACTCCTGTACCCTGTGTAGGATTACTTCCGCCAGCATGTAAAGTTAACGCAGTATTTGGCGCTATAATTTCTGTAGCGGAATTAGGAGTCTCAGGCTTGAAAGTTGCGTCTACAGCTGAATTCATAGCGGTCGAGCTATTTGAAATCGAGCCTATAGATTCAGAACCTATTTTAATCGGCAAAGCAGGTGTAAAATCATAAGGAGTTGCCCCCGCGTCCACATAACACATTATGCTTATTATATCAAGAACTTTTCCTGCTCCTGGTGCTGCAACTAGAGTTGCTGGCGTAGTAGCTAATGTTAATAAGGTTGCGCTACTTACAGAAACATTTGCTATTACAGGAGAATCCGCAGCTAAACCTAAAAAACTTTGAACTTGTGAAAGAGTCACAGTTTTAGTTGCTAATGAATTATTTGCATCTGTTATAATTAAATAATCGCTTCCATTTAGATTACTAATTGTAGGGTATGCTGTTGTATTACTTATTTTCGCCATCTTCTGGTTTGTCTTTTATTTCACCAGTTTGTAAATTAATGACCACGTTGTCTCCGTATTCTTTAATTAACTCGCCTTCAAAAGTTTTAAACTCAGCTCTTAAAGTTTCGATACCAGCTACTACCTGGAATTTTCTTACCTCAAGCTCAGCAACTTGTTGATGCATTGTGGTGAATTGTTGGTTTAATTCTTGAAGTTTACTTAAATGCTCTTCACTTACTTTTCTTACTTGTTCACTCATTTTATTTAATTTTAATATTAATGTTTTTCAAATTTATATATTATTATTTATTTTAACAAATCTAGCTCAGATTTTAATTCTTGAATAGCTTTTACTAGTATTGGCACTAGCTTTCCATAACTCATTTCTAATTTATCAGGATTGGCATCATATATTAATCTTAAGGTATCGTCATCATGAGCCTGAACTTCTTGTGCGATAAACCCAAAATCTTTTTTGTTTTTGTTATCACTGTAATGCTCTATTTCACTTTCTACATTACCCTCGTCATCTAATACAACTCTTTTTTCTACTCTGTTATTCCATACAAATTCTCTTGGTTGTAGTTTACTTACAAAATCTAATCCGTATGTGATGTCTTTTATATCTTTTTTATCTCTTTCATCTGATAATGAGGTTATACTTGTTACAGCCGCCCTTATGACAGAAACACTTGAATTACCTAAAGTTATTTCATTGGACACTGTAGCGGATGATGGCTCTGCGTCATATCCCACAATTGTATTGTTAGCCCCTGTAGTTAAATTACCTCCAGCTTGGGCTCCTAACATTGTGTTTTGAGCTCCTTCCGTTTGTATACCTGCGCTAAATCCTACTGCTACATTATTATCTGCTCCTGCTGCTCCAAACCTCAAAGTTCTAGCTCCCACACCTGTGCTATAATTTGTATTACCACTTTGACATGATTTTGCTCCAATATTTACATTGTTCTGTCCTGAACTTATACCGTTACCTGCCAAACTACCCATGGCTGTATTGTCTCCTCCTGATGTAAGAGTGCCAAGACTGCTCCAGCCTACTGCGGTACAACTATCGGCACTTGTGATAGCATCTAAAGAGGCAACACCTACTCCTACATTATACTCTGCAGCACTTAAAACACCGGTAGTAGTATCTCCAACTTTAAGAGAGTTTCCAAAATTTGTTCCCCCTAAAATAAAAGGAACTCCGGCGCCTCCAGCAGTTTCTTCTATTACATTACCGCTAGCATCAACTGCTAGAGTATAAGCTGCTGTGCCTGTATAAGTACCACTTCCATAATCTATAAATTTAACTTGTTTATGCAAGTTTACGCTTTCTGATCCTGAAGTTGTAACAAGTTCAAGCATAGGATTGTTTCCAGCAGCTCCCATTCTCCAGCCATCTCCAGACCAGTTATATAAAAATCCAAAACCACCACCATCATCATCCCATCCTAGTGAAACTTTATTGATATCATCTTGAGTAATCGCATATTCCTGATCTCCTCCAGCACCTGCCGCCGCGGCTCTATCTATAATAAACCTATACCCATCAGTAAATTTTATTTGTGCTAAACCATCGCCAGGGACAAAAGTGTTTACTATTAAAGGTGAATTACCAATAGTATTTGCATCTGTAAAAAGTGGAATTGTTCTAGCTGTACCAGATCCGTCAATTGCCCCTCCTGTTGCTGATATAGTGTCTATTATATCTTGCATTGTGAATGACTCTCTGCTTGCATTTGCATAGGCAGAACCTCTTTCAAGTGTGCTTACTGTAGATGAAAGGGTGTGAAATTGTTGTCCTGTAGGTATTATTGCCATAGTATATTATTTATTTTCTAATTCTGTTACTTTAGCTGATAAGTCCTGAATAGCTTTTACTAATACCGGTATAAGTTTACCGTAGCTAGCCTCTAATCTTTCTGGATTTGAATCATATACTAGGTTTAAAAATTCATCATCCACTGTTTGTAGTTCTTGAGCAATAAATCCTATATCTTTTTTACCTTTGTTTGCGCTAACAACCTCAATTTCCACTTTTTCTCCTTCATCGTTTCTTTTTACTATTTTTTCTGGTCTATTATCCCAAATGAATTTTTTAGGTTTTAATGAATCTATGAAGTCAAGACCATATGGCAAATCTTCAACACTTGTTTTATCTCTCTCATCTGACAGTGCTGTTATTGTAGTTTGTTGACATCTTAAAACTGCTACGGAAGAGTTACCTAATGTAAACTCATTGTCTGGGCTAACTGCAGAAGTCTGCGCTTGGTTACCAATTAAAGTATTGTTGGTTCCAAAATGAAGACCACTACCCGCGTTATTACCTATTGCTGTATTTCCAGTTCCTATTCCTGTTTGAAACTGATTTAAGTTTCCAAGGGTGTTTCTACCTATTCCTACGTTATCATTACATCCAGCATCTATATCTTTACCGGCTTGAGCCCCTATAAATACATTGTCACTATTAGACGCACCTCCATCAAACCCTGAAGTTTCCATAGCTTCATATCCAATTGCTATATTGTAATTACCGTCGTAATGATTCTCCATATTATCAAACCCTATTGAAATATTATATTTTCCGTTACAAAACCCCATATTTCCATTACCCATAGCTATGTTTCTTTGAGCATTTGTTGATATTCCGGCAAGTACTCCCCAACCAAAACCAAGGTTTATACGGTCGTTGACTGAAGCACTTGAGCCAATTATAAGAGTATTGAACGAGTTTATTGTGGAAGGAACTTCAGCTATTGTACCGGATATAGCGGTATCTTTTACATCTTGCATTGTGTATGATTCTCTGCTTGCGTTTGCAAAAGCAGAACCTCTTTCAAGTGTGCTTACTGTAGATGAAAGGGTGTGGAATTGTTGTCCTGTAGGTATTATTGCCATAGTATATTATTTATCTTGTTTTTTATCTAATTCAGCTGATAAGTCCTGTATCGCTTTTACTAATACTGGAATTAGCCTGCCGTAACTCGCTTCTAATTTATCAGGATTATTAGAATTTACCAACTGACTCCATTCGTTATCTATAGTTTTTAATTCTTGAGCTATAAAACCTATATCCTTACTACCTTTTTTAACGCTTGTTACTTCAACCTCACGTTCTAGAGGATTATTTTCTTCATCTTTATAAAATTCTTTAACAACAACAGGTCTATTGTCCCATACAAATTTACGAGGCTTTAATGATTTTATAAAATCTAATCCTGTGTCTAAATCCTCTATATCTGTTTTATCTCTTTCGTCAGACAAAGATGTAATAGAGGTCACATTACATCTCAAAGATGTAATGTTAGAATCTCCTAAAGTTATTTCATTGCTAATACTAGTAGTTGAAGCTTGTGCTTGGCTACCAACAATAATACAATTACTTCCAGTTGCTTTATTTGATCCAGCCCCTGTACCTACAGCCACGTGGTCACTAACACCAGTTGCATTTCTTAAAGCATCGCCTCCTAAAGCTGTATTTGAAGGGCCACTGTTTGATTTCAATGCTTCATTACCCATAGCAGTGTTGTTACTACTGGTGGTGTTTGAATATCCTGCTTCATGACCAACATAGGTGTTGTTAGATGCAGTTGTTTGAAGAAATCCAGCGTATGATCCTACCGCTACACTGTCTACATCACTTGCAAAAGGTAAGCCACCAGATTTATTTTGATTTCTAAAAGCAAAAAGACCTATTCCTGTTACATTATTAGAAAGAACACTTGTCTGTAAAGCACCAGGGCCAACTGCCAAGTTGCCTTGAAACGTTGAAACATCTGCGTCTGCTAAAGCTGTAGCGTACGCAAGCGTTCCAATAAATAATGATTTAGGGTTTGACGCTGTTTCTCCACTTGTAACTACTTGTAGTGCTTGAAATGAAGGGTTTGATCCAGAGCCATTTGAAGTTAAAACTTGACCGGAGCTACCTATTGGTAAGCTAGTTAAAGTATTTGCATCTGTAAATACAGGAACAGCGTATTGTACACCTGAACCATCTATTGCTGATATTGACTCCTTAATATCTTGCATTGTGTATACCTCTCTACTTGCGTTAGCTAATGCTGATCCTCTCTCTGTAGTATCCACTGTAGATGACAGTGTATGGAATTGTTGCGCATCCGGGATTATTGCCATGATTGTTTTTTTAGATTATCAAATATTTACAAAGATACTAATATTTTCCCTGTCTATTTTTAGGTGAAGACTTGGTGCTGCCGCCCTTACCTGCCCATAATTTTTTGCACGCCCAATATCTGGCTGTTAGTTTTGATTTGGCTGTTCCGCACTTATGTCTTGCTCTAAAGCTTTTTCTTGCTGCTGCAGAATAATTATGCCCGTAACCCTTAGCTCCAAAGTGAATTAACTTCTCTCTACCACCCTCACAAGCTTTTACCATTTTCTTTTTACCTGGTCTTGTAGACGGCCTCACTCTATTACAAGGCATGTTTTTTTTAGTTGCCATGTTACGCGTTTCTTACTTTTGCAGCGCTAGTATTAGAAACAAATTGACGGCCTCCACCTTGTCTCTTTTTTTTCTTAGCTGTTGCTGCTAATTGTTTTTTACTTAATCTTCTGGCTTTCGCTAGTGGTAAGCACCTGTCAGGATTCTTTTTATTTTTAGATGTACCACAAGGGCCTTTAATTGTACCATCCGTTCCGATGCGCACCCACTTTTGTTTAACCCATTTTTTTAATTCGCCCATCGTGTGCTTGTTTTTCCCACGGCAAACTTCTGTCGTGTGTGTTAATCTTACTACTTGGTATTGTCTGTATTGGTGAAGTTATGCTTTCTCTATAGTGATAATTATTGTGATCAAAATGTAACAACCCCAACCTGATTTGGTCAAGGTGAACTTGCTCGTGCTTTACCGCCCTGCGTTTATTTGCAGGTGTTGCATCTTTATTTATTTCAATAACACCATTTGGATTTATTTGACCTAAAACTTTTTTTGACATTTTCTTTTCCACAACAATCCTATCCCCATTAGAGTATTGTTTGTTGTGTCCGAAAACCTCATAAATGTTTTTTAAATTAAATGCCATTACTTTTTCTTTCTCATGGCCATTTTAGGTTTTTTCTTAGTCATTACCATTTTAGGTTTTTTACCTCTAGTATTGTAATTTCCAGCTGCACTTACTTTAGCCTCACCTTCTTTTTTTACTTTGGCTATTATTGCTCTTCCTCTAGCTCTTCCTTCAGGGGTGCCTACCTCCTTTTTATTGGTAGACATTTTAGGTTTTTTGCCTTTCATCATTGTTTTTTGTACGGACTCAGGAAGTTTTTCAAAACCTGCATTTAAAGACGGCTTGCTTAATTTTGGTAGTTTTTTGCCCATTGCCATTTTAACTTTTTGCACAGCACTAAGCATTGTTTTGTTCATTTTCATGATTTTTATTTTTACGATTATTTATTATTTTCCTTTTGCTTTCTTAGCATAGTTGGGGTCTTTACAATATTTACTCGCAGCCATATTTGCATATGCTGATGGGTATCTATCGAAAGTTCTTTTTGCCCAAGCTATTCCAGAGGGGCATATTTTGTTTCCTTTTGTTCTTCCTTTTTTTGCCATTATCCTTGACCTATGTTTAATTTTTTATACAATTTACTACTTTTTAATTTACTAGTTTTAGTCTTGGCATGTATGCCGGGTCTTTTTTTTCTTACCTTTTTGTACTCAATAGGGTTTATTACTCTTCTAGCCATTTTACTATTTATGTTTATTGTTGCCCATCACTTTTTCAACACCCCTAGATCCGAAGTATGCTCCAACAATAAGTGATAAAACTCCAGCCACACTATCTAGTTCGTAACCTGCATACCATCCAACTATATATGCTATCGAAAAAAACACAAGCGTCATTGGTCTTACATTTTGAGCCATCCAAGAAGTACTTGACATATCGGCCGTCCATCTCTTACTTACTTCCTGCATCTCTATAATATCTAGTTCTAATAGCTTCATAGCTTTTTCTTTATCTTCTGCTGGTAAAACCACATCTGATTCTTTTTTAATTAAATTCTTTACCAACCCCATAACTCCTGCATCTGGCAAAACATCTCCCACAGTATCCAATATACTTGGTGCGGTTTTTTTTAAAAACAAACCTACTTTTGTTTCAGAAAATTTTTTTTTCGAACTCATATTGTTTTGTATTTTGTTTTCCCGTCTTCCTTGTAAGCGCGTAAACACCTATTTCTATTTTCATCTTTTCCTACATAAGAAACGTGAATCCAGTTTGGGTTCATGTCTGTTCCGAATTCCCATATCAATTGATCAAAATCTAAATTTTCTCTTATGTGCATAAACATTTCTGCATTGCTTTTACATCCATAAACGTCATCCAAATCTATTGCTTCACCTTTGCAATGCTGGCTGGAACTTACCCCGCCAACCGCTTCATTTAAAGATGTTGATCTAAAAAAAGAATTTACTTTAATCGGGCCACCAGCCCACTTTCTTAAAGGTTCAAAAACCATTTCTGCCACAGTAATCATTGCAGCAATCTGAGTTGGGTTTGGCGTGTTATCTATACCTTTTCTTTTAGCCGTATTTGAATGTATAGCCTCCGCATATGTAATGTGATCACTAATTGCTTTCATAAGTTTAATTTTAAAATTAAATAAAATACTGCTGGTACACTAGAGTAAATAAAATCCATAAACTCGGGATTACCTCTTTGCATCCACCAATCATATACAAGCTCTTTTGCTA